CTGGCCCTATGCTCCCTTCGTCTAGAGGCCTAGGACGTGGCCCTCTCAAGGCTAAAACACGGGTTCGAATCCCGTAGGGAGCGCCAGTGCGGAACTCATCGCTTTGATTTCCTTTCCTTTTTCCGACTTTCCCCAAACTCATTAGAAGCGGTTTGGGGAACCGTGTTCGCCTTGTGTTGCTCAAGGCGGATTACTGCAGCGTCCGCCAGGATCTCTTGCTCGGCATCCGCTGTGTAGTTCTGGACTTGGGACAGGCTCGTGTGGCCCAGGATCGACATGATCTCCTTGGTGCTGGCGCCGGCTTTGGCGAGGCGCTTGCCTGCAGCCTTTCGGAGCCCATGTGGCTGGCAATCCAGTGGCAGCCCTGCGTCCTTTATGGCGTCGCGCATCCAGTGGCTGAAACCATCGACCGTGAAACTCTGGCCGTAAGCAGTCGTCAGGATAGCGACGTGCTTTCGTTCGGCGACGGCCAGCGTCGCAACAAGGTCGCTGTGCAACGGGATCAACAGCTCGACGCCCGTCTTCTGCTGCGTCACCCTAATCCTGTTGTCGCTGATATGCGGCCACGCCATCCTGTAGACGTCGCTTCGGCGCTGGCCAGTATTTAAGAACAGCTCAAAGGCAGTCCGCTGCTTCGTGCCCAGCCGCCAGTGGGCGCGGTAGATGGCGATTTCGGCATCGGTCCATGACCTGATGCGCTGCATCTTCGGTCGCTTGATGCCGAGCGACGGGTCGTTCTTCAGCCATTCGATCAAGATGGCGTGCTTGATCAAGACTCGAAGCTTTTTCAGCGTGTCGAGCGCGGATCCGGGCCGCTCAGCATAGGGTTCAAGGATGCCTTTGATGATGCGCTTCGGTGAGAGGCCGGCGACCGAGCGTTGGCCGTGCTCGTTCCGAATCGTCTCCAACCTGTGATCGTACTGCGCCTTGCTGGTCGGCCGCAGGTCCTTGTAGCCGGAGCTTTGCTTGTAGGAGGAGATCAGGGCAGCGAGTGTGCCGGGTGCTGCACGCGTCACGCCAGGACGCTCGGGGGCGGGCTGACCGGTCAGGGCAGCATTATAGGCCGCCATAAATTCATCACTGGTGGGGTCGTCAGGCAGGCGGATGCGGGAGCCCTTGTCCCTGCGGAAAGACAAGTAGGTCTTGCCCTTCACATAGTTGCGCTCGACGTATAGCGGCAACCTACGCGGCATCGATGTCCCTCCAGCTGTCATCGGCTGCAGGTGCTTCATCTGCCGCTGGCTGCGCGGCGAACGGCACCACCTTCTGATCGCTGAACTGCATGGTGACGCCTTCGCGATCCTGCCGAATGATGATGTGCTCCTTGCCGACGCCAGCTGCGAGCGCTGCCTTGATGAGGCGGGCGATGTCGGCTTGGGTGGCAGCAGCGGAGCGGCGAGCCATCACCGTGCCTTTCGGAGATCAGCGCTGCGCACTGCGAGCGGCCTGTTGGGCTGGTCGCATCGTGTCGCCGGCAGCACACCCGCGCTGACCAGGCGCGAGACTTGCCGCTCGCTCTTGCCGATCTCGTGCGCGATGCGCCGGCGGCCCGTGACGACATCACCACCCGTCGCGGCGCGATGCTCCACCCCGGCATCATGGCAGACGCGCCTCGCCGGGGTGGAGACCACCGCATCGCCTAGGACACGCCGGTCTTGGCGCTCGACGCGATGACTGGTGTCGTTGTTGCTCACGCTGCGTCGTCCTCGGTCGCGCCGTCGTTCACGCTCTCGTTGGCGCGCTCGATAGCGGTGCGAACGACGCGCTCAACATCAACCGAGATGAATACCGGGGCCGGCTCAAGCTCTTGGCGCAAGGCAGCAATGCCGCTCGGCATTTCTGGATCGAACTTGGCATCGCTGGGGTGCACTGCGCGGTCCGGATCCTGTTGCGCGATGAACTTGCGGCGCCCTAGATCGCTGTCGTACAGGGCAACCAGATTCATCTGCCAGTCGTCGCCTTCGCGATGGAGATAGATGCGCAGGTTGTGCCAAAGGGTCGCCAGCGCCCCCGCAGGCATGTTCTCTGGATTCTGAAGGCGGCGCATCTGGGGGAAGAAGTGGTCACCCATGATGGTGTTGGCGAACTCGCTGGCCTGCCGGACCTCGATGCCGCAATTCACCAGCGAGCGCACCAGGGCGAGGATGGCGATGTCGCGAAAGCTGTATTCGGTCCAGCTACCATCCGCCGGCTTAGGCGTGTGGATCTCGACGAGCCCGCGCTGCAGCCACAGCCGCACCGCCTTGGGCGTCGAGGAAATTGCATAAACCACGTCGGAGAACCGAAGCTTTTTCGAGAGGGTCGCGTTCATTAATGGGCCTCCGGTGAGCACGTCGACAATGTGCTCTCCGGAGGCTAAGTGTGTCAAGTCGGTCGTGCTCAGCTGAGGCGGTTTATCCACTGCCGCCCCGGCCGTCGCGGTCAGCCCTTCAAGATCGCCGACACCTTCCTCGAGATGTCGAGCGCTTCGGTGGAGCGGGCCTCGGCCTTGTGGACGAAGCCCTCAACCGTCTTCTCGAAGAGCTTCAGTCGTTTGAGCAAGGCGGGCTTGACCTTGGCGTCGCGCGCCGCGTCGAGCACGATGTAGGTCTCCTCCCTGATCCGGGCGAGGTGGTCGTCGAGATCGTTGAGAATGGCGTCGAGCGACCTGCCGGCCGGTGCTTCCACGGGCGCCGTCATCGGGCGACTCTCTCGCGCTTCATCGGCGGCACGAGCGGATCATCCAGGGCGGCCCAGTAGATCAGCCGCTCGGCGTACTTCAGTACGATCAGCGCGTCACCGATGCCGGTAGGCAGGTCCGACAAGACCTTGCCCGCCCAGTGGCGCAGGCGGTCGTCTTTGATCGGATCGGCGCACAGGCGCGTGCCTCGACTCGGCGCGGCTTTCTTCTTCGTCTTGGTCGTCATGGTGTTTGCTCTAGGAAACGGCTTTCTCAGGGCCGGGCGCCAGTGATCGGCACTGGCACCGGGAGCTGAGAAACAGGCCTAGAGACCCGCGCCGCGACCTTCCCCCGAAGGGTATTGTATAGCCGTGGCGCTCCCGGCATAGTGAGCCGGTCGCGACCCACGGCAAATGGGCGCGTCGCTTTCGGTGACATGATGATCCCGGCAAGGATCGCCTCGCCACCGCTCTAGGATGCCAAGACCCGGCAAAGGTCTATGGCGGGAGTTTCTCAGGCTCCGCCCGCATCCTGTCTCAATTTCGCAATAAGCGCCACCCCCGCCAGGGTGTGGACGCTTGCGTTCGAAATCGGCAGCATCTGCGCGAAGTATGTTGCCGGGGACAACCATGACGAAAATCCAAAAGTGCATTCAAGCTCTTGCCGCCATGAAGGACGACGACCCCGACGTTTACAGCCTCGCCGGTGAGGAAGTCAGCAAAGCGATCGGGGACGAAGGCTTGGACGAATTGACTAAAGAGATGCGGAAGCACCTTGAGCTACTGCTGACGGTTCTACATGAAGAAGCTGGCAAGCATCCCAACGCCGGTCGAGCTTTCGAGGAAGCGATCACCATGGTGAAGGTGAAGCTTGCGAAGCCGGGGGCTGGCCATGCTTCAGTGGCTTAAGAAGAAAGCGCTCGACGCTGCCACCGAGACACAGCGCCGTGAGATGACGGCCTGGATAGACAATCTCTCGCAGATGAATTCGAGCGAGGTTGCGATGCTTCTCTGCATGGCCACCCACCTGCGGCACCAGATCGAACGCGAGAAAGGGGTCGACCTGCTTGATCCCATCAACACTTTTGCGGCTCATCCGACCTTCGCGATGTATCTCCATGGGGTCATTCAGACCTTGCAGAAGAGCGATCACCGCGCAGATGCTGCAGGCGCAATGGTATGGCTCTTCACGTTGAGAGCCGGCGCGGATCCTGCACTTCGTGGACTTGGGCGACGGCTATGGCGCGAGCTGGCTCGCGGCGTTCCTCTCGCCGACGAAGCCGAGACGGATTTCTATGGGCTCACGAACATCATCCTCAACACCGATGGTCGTGAACAAATTCCATTCGGTCTAGAGCCACAGCCTACATAAGCCGCAGCTAGGAGATCGAACCATGAAGCAGCTGATCGGCGTTGTACTCGCGGTCGCTTTCTCAGCGGTAGTGCTGGCGTTCTGGATCGCGCCCGGCTGGAGTTCAGATGTCATGTATCGCGCTCTTGGTCTGCCGACCTATGAGCAGCGCAACACCTATTCCAAACTAAAGGCGATGTTGCTCTCGGACCTGAAGCAACGAGGCGCGGGCTGCGCGAATATAAAGGACGTCAAGCCAAACGGGCGTGCGGGGACTGATACTCTCCTTGCGGTCGTTTCCTGTACAGGTGGCGAGATGTACGATGTGCGAATGCACAAGCAGAGCCCATGGGAATATTCCCCTGCGCGTTAGCCGAGAGCCTAACTCTGTTGCCAATCCATCTTGGCGAAGATGCCTGCGAGCGCCGCGTCCGATAGGCCGGCCTCCTTCGCCTGTGTCATGGCCTGCACCAATGTCGCCACGGCGCGGGCACTGCCGCCGGCATCGAACGCCGCAAGCGGCGTCATCAGATCGATCGCGATGCTGGCGCCCAGCTTCTCCGTCGCCTCCTCGGCCAGCAGCTCGGCGATCGGCTGCAGCATCCAGGTCGCGAGGTGCCGCTGTGCTTCGCGCGTCATCGGCCCCTGCCCCATCGGGCTGAACAAGGCCGGCAACACACCGAACACGCCGCAGATGGCGTCGCGCGAGGCAGCCAGCATTTCAGCCGGCACGGCGGCCTGCAGGTTCGGCGTCAGGTCCTGCGGCTTCCAGTCGACTTGCGGCGCCGGTCCGCCGGCCGCGCTGACGGCCACCGATTCGCGCAACAGTACGCGGCCGCGCTGACCGCGGAATGATTGCCCCAGGTTCGTGCTGTCCGTTTCAGGGATCTCCGGCATGGGCACGATCGAGGAGCCCAAAGGCGCGCTCTCGTAGATTTCGGTGAGTGCCGACTCCACGGCCTGCAGCATGTTGGCCGTCAGTCGGGCCCGTCGCAGCGGCGCCGAGCCCAGCCATGGCGTGACGGGGTCGCTGCCGATGCGGACGTGCAGGACCTCGGCGGCCAGCGCCGTCATCGTGCTGCCACCGCCGGCCTCGGAGATCGAGAGGCGATAAGCGGTCGGCCTGCCGCTGCGGGTGCGCAGATCCCAGTCGCTCGCCGGCACCAGGCCGTCGCCGCGCACCAGGGCGACGAATTCGCCGCGCAGCGCCAGGCTGCGGGCCGCCATCGCCATCATGTGGCGGGTGAGAAAGCGCGTGCCTGTCACGGCGGCGATCGCGAAACCGCTCTCCCACAAGCTGATGCAGGACTGCGCGGTCGCCGTGAGATCGGCAATGCCGGACCGGCCGGCGATGTAGCTCTGCCGAGCCGCCATCACCTCGGCCGTGAAGCCGGATGCCGCCGAGCGCCTTTCCGGGACCATCACCACGGGCTCGACCTTGGGCAAGGTGACGTCATGGCGTCGCGTCGTGAACGGCCACATGGTCAAGCCCTCCTGAAGGTGCGCAAGAGATCGGCCGCGCCACTATCCTGCAGCGCGCGTGCTCTCGCTCTGTTGTCGTATTCTCCCGTCCAGACGTCGGGCACGGTCTCGGATCGAATGCCGGGATTGTCGGAAACCGCCGCCAGGTACTCGGCGAGCCGGCGATATGCTTCCATGATCAGCGCCGGCACATCGGCGTCATCTTCGCCGACCGTGCCGACGATGCGATGCGGACCACAGCCGCGGATGCAGTAACCGCCAAGCGCCGTCGGCCGCAGTTCGACGGCTTGCCAGGCATCGTCGCTCCACCCATCGGTGGTCGCGATCGTTGCTGGCTTCAGCGGCGGGCACCAATCGCCATCACCCTCGACGATCCACTCGACATCGCGCGGCGACCAGCGCCAAGCGGTGTAGGATTCGATTCGCTGCCAAATTACCGCCGGATCGATCGCGGCCGCCTCGGTCGACAGGCCTTCCGGCACGTCGGGATAGGCGTCGGGCGCGCTCTCGGTCTGCCGAATGGTCACCGCCATCACGCCCTCCATCGCAGCAGCGCGCGGCGCAAGCCGGCATCGGGAGCATCGGTCACCGGCCGGTTGCGGACGGCAATTGTGGTGTCGGGGTAAGCCGGCCAGGCTAGGACGACGCTGATCTCGCGAAGATCGATCGCGCGCAGCTCGCGCCTGTCACCGCTCCAGGCCTCGCCGCCCTTCGGCACGTGGAAGCCGAAGGACATGCCGCCGACGTCGCCGCGCTTCGCCAGCTCGAGGACGTCATGCCCGGCCTGTGTGTCGGGCACGTCGATATCGAACGCCAGCCCCCGCGCATCTTCGGTGAGCCGCAGCGTGCCGGATCGTGTCCGAGCCAGCACCCTGCCGGGATCGTGGTCGACCAGGGCGAGCTTATCCGCGCCGCCAGCCAGCGATGCCGCAAAGGCGCCGGCGGCGATGGTCTCCACGAAGTCGCCGATTCGCGCCTCGGCGCCGAAGGTGGCGGCGTGCCCCACCAGGCGCCGGCCGGCGGCCCTCACGTCGAGGACCGCGGCGCGGCGTTCGATCGTCATTCCGATCAGCTTTCCACGTCGCCGACCGTTTCCAATCCGGTCAGGATCTGCAATTGCGCCGGCCGCGCGATGGTGACGTCGGCCGTCACCAGGCCGGTGAGCCGGAGTCCGCCGCTGGTCGCGTCGCTGTAGGGATCGCGGATCATATCGACGGCGCCCCAGAGGCCGACGAAGATCGGCGCCACACCGCCGGCCGACGTGGTCAGCAGTGCCTTAGTCGTCGTCGGCGGCCCACCAGCGGGAGCCGCCAGGGCGTTCGTCGACATGACCGGGTTCGGGATGTTCTTGAGGAGGCGATCCCATTCCGAAACGGCCGTGGAGGTGATCAGCTGGCCATCCATGAAATCCCAGATTTCCGGCCTGATCAGCAGCCGGACGTCACCGGGGCCGGTGGCGGCATTGGCGGTCATGAACCGTGCGACCGCGGCCCGAAAGGCGGCCCAGGTGGCGTCGGCGTCTACGGCAGTCGAGGTGATGCCGTAGGATCCGACCAGGACGCCGTCCGGCTGGCCGTTGGCGCCGGTCCCGAGGAATACCGCCTTGTCCAGAGCGGCCTCGATGGCGCTCGACATGTCACGCCGCACCGCCTGCTCCAGCGCGTCACCGACCTGCTTCATCGCCTTGCGGGTGATCTTCATCGTGATGCCGAGCGTGTTGTCCGGCGCCAGGGGGCGATCGGTCGTTGCGAACGCCGTCGGCCCCGGCACGGCGGCGGTTTCGCCATCGGCCCAGCCAGCGGTCACGCTCGATGTGACGACGGGCCACTCGACCAAGCCGTGATCGATATTGATCATCTGCGCACCCATGCGGCCGGCGACAGAGGCCGGAAACAGGCGATCGATGATCGGTCGGGTCTCCTTCGGATCCGGTACGCCCGACGCCACCGTCTCGCCGGCCCGTCGCTCCAGCGCCAGCCAGGGCACCGGGATGCCGCGAAAGCCGCCGCTGCTGCGAAGCTCCTGCACGATCTCGGCGGTCACGCCGCTCAGCTCGGCGCCTTCGTCGAGGTAAAGCGCGACCTGCCGGACCTCGAATCGGCCCACCATGTCGGCCCATTCCCGGTCGCCGCGGGTTTCAAGCTCGCCTTTGGCGTCGCGACGTTCGTTGTCCTCGGCGATCAGCGCGGCGCGGTATCGCGTCTCGTTGGTCGCGTACTCCTTGTCCATGTCCGACATCTGGCGGGTTTCATCGTCGGTCGGCTTCTCCTTGCCGACCAGCGCCGACAGGGCCACGCGGATCTCGCTCTGACGGCGAGAGATTTTCACGCTCTCAAGCATCTCAGGTCCTTTCGTTCGGTAGAGGGGTTTTCAGCAGCTCGCGCCAGGCCTGCCGGCCCGGGTCGATTTCTTGGGAGCGCTCCGCCTGCGTCTCCAGGATGTGACATTTCCAATCGAGCGTGCGGACGTTGCTCAGCTCGTAGGCCAGGTCTGGCCGTGCCTTGGCGCTGATGATGTGCGCGACCTCCAACCGGAAATCGGCCGCCACACTTCACGCACTTCCATTGGTCGCGTCGCTTCGCGGCGAGCCGCACCGGCGGCCAGCGCTTGTCGCGATGCACGGCGCTCATGCCCACACCGCCTTGCTCGACTTCTTCGGGCCGCGGCCGGCTTGACGGGCGCCCTCGGCAACGGCCAGCACGGCAGCGGCCGCGGGATCGATACGGCCATTGCTGCGCGCCTTGGCGAGCTTGATGTTGTTGGCGGGATCGCGGAGGCAGACCGCATCGGCAAAGGCGCTGCGCAGCAGCAGCGACGGCTTGGACCGGACGCGGCCATCGAAGCATGCGCGCCGGAAGCGCTCGCAGTCCTCGCCGCCGTCGCGAAAGCCCTGCCCTCGCCACACCAGCGGCGCGCGGATTCCGGTCTTGTCGATAGCCTCGCCGAGCTCGCTTTGCTTGTAGCGATCCATGCAGATGGCGGCGATCGACTGGCCATCGATGTGCTTCATCACCTCGACCAGCCAGGCCGCGACCGGGACCGTCTGGTCGCCCAAGGTCGACAGCTCGCCACGGTTCTGCATCTGCACGTAGCGGTCACCGACGCCGTCGGCTTGGCCGCGGTCGAGTAGTGAAGGCCTCGACGGGAACGTGCCGACCACCTCGAGGCGGCCGGTTTCGGGCCAGTAGAAGGCGACGGCCGTCATCGACGCCGACCCGCCGAGGTCGATGCCGACGACGACCGGGCCAGTGCGCGCGGGTACATCCGCCGCTTCGCACTTGAGCCACTCGTCGGTGGTCAGCAGGACGTCGCGGGTCTCGCCGGAGACGCGCTCATTCCTGTTGTAGAGGCGGAAGCTGGTAAGCGTGCTGCCGCCGCGCGCGATGGCACGCCGGGCTTGTGCCTGCAGCCACTCGATCGATGCGCCAATGCCGGCGATGGCACCGGGATTCGCCAGCATGATGCTTTCGAGATCGTCGGCAGGCAGGCCAGGTGCAGGCCGATGTTCCTGCCGGTAGACGCCGGGCTGATCATCGTCTAGCCAGCGCGAGAATGCGTGCGCATCGTCGGGCGCCGACGTGCTGATGATCAGCGCCTTGCCGCCGCGCTTGCCGAGGCCGGACAGCAAGGCGTGCTCGAGCTGGTCGCCTTTGTCTTTTTCCCAATGGCCGCGCTCGTCCAGGATCGCCAGCGTCGGCGCGCCACCCAGGGCGGATTTGCCGTCGGCCGGGATCACTCGCAGCACATGGCCGCCGCCGTCGCCCTCAAATTCGATCTCCAGACGCGGCGCGCGACGGAAGATCAGCCGCTTTCGAGTGGCTGTCGGCAGCGTCCGCGACAGACCCTCGACGAAGTTCCAACCGATTCGGCCCTGATCACGAGTGCGGGCGCCGATGACGATCTCACGTTTCGGCTGCTTGTCGCCCAGCCTGCCGAGCAATGCGCCCAAGCCGATACCGGCCGACAGCGCCGTCTTGGCATTACCGCGACCGATCGAGAGCGCCGCCACAGACACGTCGGATGCCAGGGCGCCGTTGATGAACTGCCGCTGAAACGGCGCCAGCCGCAGCCGTTCGCCGGCCTTGGGACCCTCGGGAACCTTCAGCTTTTCGAGGAAGTCGATCGCCGCCGCGGGGTTCATGGGACCCTCGCGAGAGAGAAAGGAAATGCCCCCAGACGGCGACACGGCCCCCGAAGGTTCGCGGGCATTGGGACCAGACGAGACGACGGCATGCCGCCAAGATGCGCGCGACCTCGCCAGCATTCCAACGCAAGTCGGGACATCGACATGTCGTCCCGACATCGAACAGCAGCAGCATACAGATCAGCTGATGTTCTTAGTTCTGAACCATGGTGAGTGGGAGTGAAGGCAGAGCTTCGCCTTCCGCAGGCGAAACCCTGTCCTGAACCACGGAGCCGCGGTCGCTCGACAGAGGCGGATCGACGATGCCTTGTGACAGGCGGGCCAGGGTCATGCTGTTGGCCGCTTACATCGCGCTTGTTGACGCTGCATTGCGCGCTGCCGATCCACCAGCAGCCGCGCCTACCGTGGGTCCGAACGACGGTTTCCCACTCCTGAGCCGCCCGCCATTGGCACGGGCGGCCCTTCTAGTTCGCCGCTGGTATCCCGCATCAACCCTTTGAAGGCTCGCGGACCGGCACCCGACTGACGGGCATGGGCTATGTCAGGCGGTGCTTCAGTCGGGGAAAAGGTTTGCGCCGTTACGGGCACAGGGCGTGACAGTCACGGCTGTCACGGTGTCGTCGCCGTTACGCTTGCGCTCACGGTGTCGTCGCTGCCGTTCCGCAGCGGTCTTATCGCCCGGCGCCGGCAGGGCCAGCGGCACGGACTGCTGAGGCGCCAAGGCCATGATCGCCCTTGCCAGCGCAGCGGCGTAGTGCGGCTCGACCACGATCCAGGAGTCGACGGTCTCGTATGTCTCGGGGTCGAGCTCGCCCTTCTGGCGGATGACGATCGAGCCGCGCGGGTTCGTATAGACGGCGGTCGCCGGCTGCTCCTCGATGACCAGGTCGTCCCGGTCCTTGTACCAATCGAAGTCGGGGGACTTGCTCATCGATCCACCCCGAAATGAGTGGCGATAATGCGCGGGGCGATTGAAGTTAACCGGTCGGTGTAGTAATGCTCGTCACCGGATCGGTCCCCACCTATCCCGCCTTCATTCCCGCCGCTCTCGATGTCCGTCGAGGCGGCGGTTTTGTTTCGAGGCGGCCCGCCGGGTTTGGGGGCGGCCGGAAATAACCGTTTGCGATCAAAGGGGCCGTAATTCCCCAAACTCCGGGCTAAGTCGTTGATATCACCCGATTGCCGCGCTTCCGTAGGGAGCGCCAAGCACTCAGGAAAGTCCCGGAATTAAAGGAACCCTTACGGTTCCGGGCTTCTCCGTGTCGAGGGTGCTAACA